TGTGGTAACATTGAAGTCATACCATCCATCAAAGTTTGTAATAGGCTCATACCTGTTTCCAACATTGTTGGCATATGTTCAACTAACTTACCTGCTAACCCTACTATTAAATTTACTATACCAGTTATTATATTATCTACTATTGGAATTACATTATCTGCAAATGTTAAAACACTTTCTACTAAAAGGTCTAATGTATGTTGAAAACCACTTTCGTGTCCACCACTTGCTAGTTCTGTCAACATATTTTGCCAAGCAGATTTCATCATATTTAATGAACCAGTTATTGTTGTACTTGCTTCTTTTGAGGTTGTTCCTGCTATACCCATACTTTCTTGCATAACACTTATTGCATTTACAACATTACCAAATGACATACTACTTGCATCTACTTCAATTCCTAATTTCTTTTGAATTTCTGTCATTTGTGAAGCATCATAAATAAGTCTTTCCATTTCTGTTTTTGTACCACCATAACCTAATTTCAAGTTATCTAGCATTGTATAATTCTGCTTTGCAAAACCTTGATAAGCATTTTGGATCATTGACATATCAGTACCCATTTTATTTGCATTATCTGACATATCTATAATTGCTCTCCTTGCAACATCTGATGCTTTTAAAGTATCTCCTTCTAAACTTTGTATCAAACTAGCACTAAATGAAGTAACTGTTTCCATATATTCATTAGCACTTAATCCTGCAGTTTCATAAGCAAAATTTGCATCATTAAGTACATTTTCTTGTGCTTCATATAGTTGATTATATTTATCTTTTACTTCATCAACACTTTTCCCAACTGATTGTGCATATTCTTCTATTGACATTCCACCAGTACCAAATAGTGTTTCAACACCACCTACTAATTGTTCATAATCTGCATAACTATCTAATGCTTGTTTACCAATATCAACAAATGCTGAACCAATAGTCTTGATTGCACTTCCTAATGCTTTTACTCCACCTATTATTGCTTCACTCATTAAATTGGCTTTAAGTAAATCGCCAAACTTAACTGCTCCTTGTCCTGCATCATCAAAGCCATCTCTCATTTCTTTCAATTCTTTAGTAGATTTATCTGTTTGGGCTTCCATTTGCTTCAACTGATTTTCTGCATTATTTAATTGAGTTTTGAAAGTCTTAACTTTTTCATTATTACTTCCATACTCTTTTTCTGCCTGTGCTAATGCAGTTCTTAATTTACTAATTTTTTCTTTTTGTTCTTCTATTGATTTATTCATATTATCATAAGAAGTTTTTGTCTGCCTAACAGATTTATCTCCATTAGCAAATGCAGTATTAGTCAATTTCATTTCACTAGACATTAATTTTAAATTTGAAGTAATATCTTTTAAGGCTTTTTTATATTCGGTTTCACCTGTTAATTTTATCGTTCCACCATAACTACTTGACATATTCTCCCTCCTTCCTTAAAACCATTCTTCATCTTCTATTTGTTTTTTTTCTAATTCTTGATATGTAGTATTTGAATTTTTCAATCTCATTTCCATATCAAAATCATTTTTATAAAGTTGATACATTTTATTAAATGTTCTTAATGTAAGCCTTCCAACTTCTTTAAAAGTGAAGCCTAACTTATTCCTGCCTACAAAATAAAACCAAGTGAAGTCAACAGGTTCATCTTCCACTTCATCTTGGATTATTCGTTTTTTGCATCACTTTTTGTACTTTCAACTATTGCTTCATTTAATTTTTTAGCACTATTTTCAACACCTGCTTTAGTGATTAATCTTCCAACTTGCTTTTGAGTTAATAACAGATCCCTTGTTCCTTCTTCATCATTTCTCATATCTATTGCTTCATTAATCATATGAGTTAAACCAAATATTAAAGCCTTAACATTTACTTCTCCAGATTTACCATCTGTTAGTTCTCCCCATTTTTCAAGTGTTCCGTATTCTTCTTGTATTTCTTGCATTACATTTAAGTTAAATACAAGTTGATATTCTTTACCTTCTACTTCTAAATTGAATTTGTAATCTTTAATCATTTTTTCCTCTCTTTCTTATAAAAAAAGAGGGTTAAGCTCTATGCCTAACCCCTTCTATTAGATTTTTTCACTATTTCTTCGGAATTTCTTTCTTCTATAATTTCAACAAAATCCTTAATTTCTTCAAATCTTTCTTTTGTGATATTTAAAATATCATTTACTTTATGTAATGTCTTAAGGTCATATTTATCTCTAAACATTACAATAACTTTTACTTTCATTAACTACCTCTTAAGCAGTCTTTGCCATTAATCCATCTAAATAAGTAATTGCTTCTTCTTTAGTAGTAAATGTTTTTGCTTTAGACCAAGTTCCATTTGCTAATTTAGATACTGTTCCTTCAACTGATGGAGTTTTAAATTCTATGCTATCTCCTTTTGTTGCTTCTTCTTGTTCTGGTTCAGAGAATTTAACTTTTGGTAAAAATTCAACCTTGTACTTATGTTGTCCATTAACTACTTTAGTTAAAATTCTTCCAAGTCCTACATATGGAGCAACATCAGTATCTTTTCTTACCATTTCTCCATCTTCGCCAACTTCGTGTCCTAGCAATTCTGCAAATACTGTATCATCATCTTCATCTATTGTTAATGTTACAGTACCTTTTTTAAATGTATTATCACTTTCTGCCAAACTATCATCTGCCCATAATTCTGCTTCATATTTTTCAATAGAAACTTTACAGTCAATAGCCTTACCTAAAGTTTTAACACCTTCATAAGATGCAGTTCCATCTTCTGCTTCTGTAAGTTTTGAATATTTAAAATTATTCAAACCGATTTTAGCCATTAATTATCATCCTTTCTTTCTCAAATGTTATAGTTCTATGATATAGTTCTGTATCTTCTTCATACATTTCTGGACTATCTTCAACCCATACCCATTCATTATTTTTCATCAGTTTTTTCACTTCTTTTATAATATCTAAATAATTGCCATCACTAAAAACATCTATATCTACTTCAACTATGCTATATAAATTTTCATCATCTGCCATTAAACTAGGTCTTTCAGTTAATAAGGACCAAGTTACAAATGTTTTTGATTTTCCTTTATATCTTAAATGTTCTACTGAAATACTCTTTCCATTGACTTTAAAATTTTTAAATATTGTTTTCAATTCTTCATTCATCTAATCACCTTTTATATATTTATCTTGAACTAATTTCATAACTCGTTCAATATCTTTCTTCTTGAAAGATTTTCTGAAAAATGGTTTCTTTGCTTCACCACTTGAAGTTCCATATTCTCTAGCCTGTGCTATCAATGGAATAGGTGTTCCATTCGGATGTCTTTTAGTAGGTTTACTATCTGCATCATAACCATAAAAGCCTATATAAGTATTAATTCCATCATCTGATGGTGTTTTATATACTCTAGTTACTTTTAATCCTGCTTGTAAAGATTTTGTGGTCTTGAAAGCACTTGACATATTTTGAATTACATTCTTTTTAACTTCTTCTGCTCCTGCCTGTGTCATTTCACCAAAAATAGCAGTACAATTTTCTTTCAAATCTTCAAGTTCTTTAATTAAATCATTTGGCAATTCGCTTTTGAATCTAGCCATTACTTTTCAACTACTTTCGCTTGAATTTCTAACTCAATATTCTTTTCATCAATGTTGTTTAGGTATTCTATTGAATAGGTCTTACCATTATATTCAATTTTCATATCTCTTGTAATTTCTACTTTAGGATATCTTATTGTAAAATTGGTATAAGCCTTTTCAAAATCAGTATTATTAATAATCAAAGTCATACCTCTTGTAGTTTTTACTTTAGCATAAGGTTTAAGGATGATGCTTTTGGATCTAGTCTTAAATCCTTCATCATCCTCACTTACAAATTCTTGATATATAGATATTTTATGTTTATAATCTCCTGCATTTATCATAAATTATTCCTTGTGTGCATATCTAAAATAGTTTGCACTACCTTGTTTATATTTTTGCTATCTACATACATACTTCTATTGTCATACATATCTTGACATAAAACATATACAACAATAATGAAATCAGCATAATCATCAAGTGTTTCTGCACCTTCTTTTTTGCTTGTTTCTGGTATGCCTGTATAGTTGGAGATATAACTTTTAGCAATATTTAGATAAGTTACTAATTCTTTTTCATCATATTCATCTAATCTGATGTAATCAGCAATTTCTTTTGCAGTAATTTCACTTACTTTTGTCATTTATTTTTTCCTCCTTTCGGAAGGTTAGTCTGAACATTTTTTTATTATTCTTCTTCTTTTTTCTTTTTAGTGGTTTTCTTTTCTTCAACTGGTTCAATATAACCTGCTTCAAGTAAACTTTTGATAATATTTTTATCTTTAATTTCTTTTACTTGACCTTTATTCATTGTTATTATTCCACTAAAACTCTTTAATGCTTTAAACAATTATATCACCTGCTATTAAGCTATTGTTAATACTGCAATACCTTGAGTATCTTCAACTTTACTGTCAAATTCAACCCAACCAACTACACCAGTAGCGTGCATTGTAGCATATTTTTCTCTTAATACTTGGATGTTAGCAGTTTCAGAAAATTTAGTTGCAAGACAAGCCATATCTCCATAGAAAATTTTATTTTTTGGAGCATTGTCTGATACATATACTGGTTTACCTAGTAATGTAGTTCCAAATGGACTTGTAATATCGTCATTTAGTAAATATCTTTCGTTTCCATCTTTTAATAATCTTAATGCAGTTCTTGTTTCTGGATGCATTATAAACATTGCATTTCCTTGGTAAGCATCTTTAACTTCATCTTTTAATCCGATAACTTCATCACCAGTAACAACTCCTGTTGCAGCAGTAGTTTTACCACTTACTTTGCTTAATCCATCAACTTCACCTTTACCATTTAATAAAGTATCTTCAATAAATCTAGCAATAGCATTAGCCATTTCATTGATAACAAAATTTACAATATCAAATTGTGAATTATTAATTAATGAATTACTTACTAATGTTAAAGCACCTGCTAAATAACCACCTAATTCAATGTTTTTGATATTTCCAACATTGCTAGTTAATTCTTGAAATTCAGTAGCGAATGCAACTGTTATAGCATTTGTTTCTCCATCATAATAAGGTATTTGAATTTTACCTTTAACATTATATTTTGTGCTTCTTGCTAGTATAGGACAAACATCATATACTTTTTTAATAATTTTATTAACGATAGATGTTGGAATAACTGCTCCATTTTCTCCAACTGTTAAATTACTTTCTCTATTTCTTAAATAACTATCAAATTCTTTGCTATCTCTTTCTTCAACTGTTAATTCTCTTTCTTCAGTTTTTACTTCTTTTTCTTCCATACTTTCTACTTTCTCCTCTCTCTCAAT